GGGCAATCTATTAAGCACCTGTATGAACAGATACTGTTTGATTTGCTTCTGCATCGGCAACATCAACGATTTCACCAGCAACTAATAAAGCAGTGTTTAAAAGTTTTAGGTCATATAATGTTGAGAAGCCTTGGCTGTTACCACCATCAGCGAATTGTAATAATGCTGTTGGAACGATTGCCATATATGGAGCATAGACTGCTGCAGATGTGATTAAATCGTCACCATTGAAGCCCATTACGAATTTGCCAGGTTTGACTGCTGGAGAAACGAAGACTTTGATGCCATTGATTGTACCAGCAAGGTAAGGACCATTAATTTTTGTTGTTGATGCTGCTTTCCAGCCTTTCATTAAAGCAAGAACAGGTTTGACGTTAGAAGCACAAATCATGTAGTTTGCTGCATGTTTTTGAGTTCTGTCATAGATAACTTGTGATGCTTGTTCGATGACTTCTGCGAAGCCTTCGTAGTGTTCGGCTTTAGCAATACCAACTGGGACTCTCTTGTTGAATTTTAATGTGACATCAACTGGAGCACTTTCAACTAAGAGTTTAACGATTTCTGTATCGATTTCGTAACTTAATTCGGCACATGCTTGTGTTGCAAGAACAGCACCTAAATCAAGACCCATTTCTTGTTTTGCTTGGAATGCTGCCATTTGGCTGTAGTAGATAGCGATTCTTCTTGCGTGTGCTTCTAAACCGATACCTTCCATATGGGCATTATAAATTGGTAAATCGTTTTGTGGAATTCTTACGTTGTCGTAAACGTATTTAACTTTTACGATTTCAGCAGATGTACCTGTAACTTTGATTTTACCTGTTTCACCATCTAATACTTCGACTTCTGCACCAGATTCAGCACCAACTAAACCAACGATGAATTTGCCTTCTTTGTCTTTTGCGATTGGTGTCCATGCTAAGAAGCCTTCACCATTTTCGAGTGTGACTAAATCAGAAACAAATCTGTTTGTGTAGTCGATTCTTTCATCTGTCATTGGGTATAATGCGAATGGGTCATTGAAGACGTGACCTTGTTCGATACCACCCTTGTTTGAACCAGCAGTGAATCTTAAGTATTGAATGTATCCTGTCATTGAGGACATTGGTTTGACGATGACTAAATCGTTAGCGATTAAGTTTGGTAATGCGACTGTTGTTAAGTCAAGAGCAAATTTCTTGAATTCAGCCATATCACTTCTTTGTGTACCAACACTGTTAGAGAATGCTTCGTTTAAGTAAGCAGAAGTATTTGCTAAAACTCTAGCGACAGTATTCTTTTGAGCAATGGTCATTGAAGCACCAGAGTGTGCTTCTTTGTGAACTTGTTCAGAAAGAGCAAGTCTTCTCTTATATGTTTCTAATAATCTGTTTTCCATAATATCTCCTATAATTTCTGTTGACTATTTTCTTAGTCCAGCCATCAAGAATGAATCTTCATCTACAAAGTCATCGTCATTTACTTTGTTGACTACGGATGGATTCTTGGATTCTGTAACTTTAACTACGGTGTTCCTGTCAACCTTGAACGGTAGTTTTTTGTAATTTAGTTCATAATCCATTAAGTCGTTGCAAACTTTATCGATTTCAGCAATATCATAACTTTCACTTAACTTATTAATAATTACATCAGATTTAACCCCAAGCATTAGAGCCTTGGATTCGATATACTTATCAACTGTTTCGGTGGCAATCTTCTTATAGCCTTCAGCAATTTTGTTTGCTCTCTTAACTTTTGAACTCATCTCATCTAATTTCTTAGTTGAGTCAGATTCCACTTTACTCATCTCTTCTTTCAAAGCAGAAATTTCTTTTTCATGTTCAGCCTTTAATGCTGTTAATTGTTCATTTAATGATTTAATTTCATTGTTCTTTGCAACTAACTTTTCTCTTAAAGGTTGTACAGAAGCAGATTCTGTAATTGTCTTTGGAGACTTTTCAAGTTTTTCAATAGTTTGTGTTTTTACTTTGAGTTCTTCCTCTAAAGTTGAAATCTTTTCGGATTTTGCTTTTGAATCTTTAGCAATAGTTGTCAATCTAACAATAGTAGATTTACTTCTGCTGTTGTCTTCTTCTAATTTAACTACCTTAGCATTGCTAACTGCAAGTTGTTCTTGAAGTGATTTAACTTTCGCTTCTAACTCTGCTTTGTCCTTAAGGGATTCCTGCAAACTTTTGATTAATTCTTCTGACCCTTCATTGATGGCTTCTTTAGATTCATCAGGAGTTTGTTTATCAGTTTCGCTCTTGGTTTCTATATCTCCAC